TGCCGCCTGAGGTTATGCGCATTCGTTCTGAACCGCTTGTTTCAAATACTAATGGTAACGCTCTTTGCTCACTTATTCTTGATTCTGAAGCAATTGAATAAAAATAAGCAGATATTGTTCCATTTACTTTAGTTGTATATCCTCCGCCATTTGCTCCATCAGTTGTAAGAAAAGAATATCCTGTTGCGGTTGTCGGGGAATTAGTGTTAATACCAATAGCATTAGTTCCCTCATACATAATAGAATTCCCAATCGTAGATGCTCCCGTAAACTTAGGCAAGTAGTTAGTAGTGCCTGTTCCTGTAATTTGATTAACAGGTGTTGTTCCAGAAGAACCTGATGTTCCACTAGTTCCATTGTTTCCATTAGCACCAGATGTTCCGCTTGTACCACTAGAGCCTGTTGTGCCAGAGGTTCCAGACGTAGCAGACGTACCGCTAGTACCAGAGGTTCCACCTGTACCATTAGTGGCAGATGTTCCGCTGGTTCCGCTTGAGCCAGAAGTGCCTGTAGTGCCTGACGTACCAGATGAGCCACTGGTGCCAGTGGTACCGCTAGTTCCACTAGTACCTCCTGTCCCATCTGTAGCAGATGTTCCTGATGTCCCTGAAGAGCCTGATGTCCCTGTAGTTCCAGAAGTGCCTGAACTACCGCTAGTTCCTGTAGTGCCACTGGTTCCACTAGAACCACTCGTTCCAGTGGTACCTGATGTTCCTGACGAACCATCACCACCTGTAGCACCATCAAGATTCACTTGCCATGCACTGTATGTACCAGAGCCAGTGAGTCTAAACACTACAAAGCTTAGAACACCAGTTAATGGATCGTATGATGTTACTTCTGCCTCGTTGTGGTTATTTGCATCGTAAGCAATAATGATAGACTGACCCACTGTATAGTTCAGTCCTAATCCCACTGTAATAGTTCCAGTGTTTCCCGCTGCTTGAAGTGTATATGTTGAACTGGATGACGTAGCAAATCTATCACCAGACAAGCCAGAAGATCCAGAAGTACCAGTGGTTCCACTAGTGCCTGAAGATCCGCTTGTCCCAGTGGTACCGCTAGTGCCTGAGGAACCGCTAGTTCCTGTTGTACCACTACTTCCGCTAGTACCACTGGTGCCATCTAAACCTGTAGTTCCACTGGTTCCACTACTACCACTAGTTCCTGTCGTTCCGCTTGTACCAGAACTACCACTTGTTCCTGTGGTTCCAGAAGTACCTGAAGTACCAGTGGTACCGCTTGATCCAGATGTTCCAGTGCTTCCACTAGTGCCACTACTGCCGCTTGTACCTGTTGTTCCGCTAGTACCAGACGTACCAGCAGTTCCGCTAGTTCCTGTTGTACCAGAACTTCCTGAACTTCCACTTGTACCTGTAGTACCAGAACTACCACTAGTTCCAGATGTTCCAGTGGTTCCACTTGTTCCGTTTGATCCATTAGCACCACTTGTCCCACTTGTTCCGCTGGTTCCTCGTGTACCTGAAGTACCAGAAGTTCCTGCTGAACCTGTGCTACCAGACGTACCACTTGTTCCAGCTGTACCACTTGTACCTGCTGGACCTGGGACATAGCCTAGAATGGCATATATATCAAGATCTGTAATAGGGCTAGCTGCTGTAACTAGTCCTTTTGAATTTACAGAAAACTTCAGAGGAGTGATTGCTGGATATGGATTAGCATTTGCATTTTGTAATGTCAGTGTTATTGTGCTTTGTGTAAAGCCTGTACCAACAACATCTCCTGTAAATGAGATGGCTTGTGGAGACACTACTAATGGTGTTGTTGTAAGACTTGTTACAAGTCCTTTAGCGTTCACCGTCACCACTGGAATCAGTTGTCCAGCACCAAATGTTCCTGGGTTTATATTGACAGTGTTTAATGTAAATGCTACAGCACCAGGTCCTGTTGCTACACCATCTCCAGAGAGGGCTGTAATATAGTTTCCTGGAGGTTGGAAAGATGATGAATCTAGTGTTCCATCACCCTTGACAAACTGCGAAGATGTTCCTCCTGTGGTGATGTGTTTTGCAGCCTTGAGGTTGCCTGTAAACTCAAGTGTGAAATTACCACCAATAGTTGTGTTTTGAATTAAGCTACCACCTAATTGGACAGGTTGGTTGAGAGCTGTTTGTACTATACCATTGTTAAAAATATAACCTATGCCAGAGTTTACAAAAGCCTGATTGATCTTCTGTATAACAAGCTGTAAATTGTCATTAGTCTGTACACCAATGTATAATAAATCTTCCCCCTCATAAAATACACAGGAAGATGATAACAGAAGAGGACATGGGCTGGCTCCGCATATAGAACTCATAAGCTTGGTTATTTAATTGTATTATTAGCAAGAAGTTGCTGCACTCAATACACCACCACTTGATACTGTCCACTTAGTACTCAAATTGGTTATGTAAATATAACCACTATAAGTAGTTGTTAGACCAGTGTTAGTATATAAAACTACACCATTTGCTAGTGTAGGAACAGAGGTGTACAATGGAGACAACAATACAGCTGATGTACAAGGGCTAGAAATATTCACCAGTCCTCCTAAATACCAAGTGTAATATCCAGGTCCTGTAGTGGTCGTACTTGTAGTGCTGGTTGTACTAGTTGTTGGACCAGCTGATGTACTGGTTGTAGTGGTTGTAGGTGGCGTTGGAGAAATTTGTTGCTCTATTAAAGAAATAGCATAGTCAATTTTTTCTAACACAGTGGTGAGGTCATCGCAACTTTGGATGCCTGTTCCTGCTAGGTTTGGACCTATATATTTTATGTTTTCAGAAGAAACAAATTTACATTGTTCACCACTGCAACCACAAGGACCTAAAGATCCACATCCTGGGCAATTAGCATTAAATGGCATAGTTTTATGGGATATACATGATATAATAAGCACCAATTGTAGGCTGGATATTGCTATGGCTCAATCCTCCACCTGTTGCATCAATAACTACACTAGTTGTGACACTCACTGTAGCATTGCTAGTTGGTCCAAGATCGGCACTTCCAGATGTACTCTTAAGTCTGTATGAGAAGTTGTTACTTCCATCAAACTCAGTATCTAGAGGGCTAGTGCTAGTGAGGTCACCAATATTAATACCATCTTTAGCAATAAAGTGTGAGTGTGGAGCAGCTGTTGATGTAGCTGTTGCTGTGTGAGTGTGAGCAGGAATTTGATTAGCTGTCAGAGTGACGTTATTCAATCCCTGCACACTATTCAATGAATAGCTTGGGTTACCTGGTGTTGAAGGATTGACAACAGAACTCATTGGTATTGTACCAACCATGCTTCCATCTGTAGTTCCTACAGCAACACGTCCTCTCTTGTCTGGTGTACCATTGCTTCCATTACACAAATACACATTTGCAAACAAACCAGATCCTGCTCCTGTAACATCAAAACCTGCAATAGAGCCATAGTATTCATACGCAACGTATGGTACCATTTTATTCTTGTAAAGGTTGGATGGAGCAATGCTATTCAAATAAGCTTGAATAAGCGTATTCAAATCAGCAAGCTGAACATAATTGGTTGTTACATCAAGTTCTAGTGCTGCCAAGTCAGCTGCTGTAGAGCAAAGCTTATTGATAGCTGCTTGAAGGATGTCATGTGTATCAGACGATGCTGTTACACCTGTAAGACATCCAATTGTGTAATTAGCGTTAAGGGTGGTGAGGGTTGATTCAATTGCTGTAACACTGGTTTTTAAAGAGCAAATTGATTTGATCAGTGCTGAGATTACATTATTTAGTGTTATGTCGCCAGACACTGGAAGAAAACCACTCACCAATGCGCACAGGTCAGCTGGTTTAATGACAGGAATAATGCCATTACCAGTAGACAAATCTATGATGAATGTTGTAATTTTTAATTCAACATCAGCAAGACTGTCACCATTGGAAATATCAAGAGCAGGAATATTATATCCTGTATATTTTACACACTGATCAGATATAATTTCAGTGCATCCATTGAAGCAATTAGAGCAGGCCATTTATTTATATTTTAGAAGTTTTACTTTACTAGCTATTTGACAAACGCTATACATTTTAGCGTAATCTGGGTTACAATACTTATATGTCAAGATTCTTCTGTAGTTAAGAAGATCTATCATCGTTGTGTATGGAACTGGCATATTAAGCGCAAACACAGTGTTATTGTACAGATTCTTTGCCACTTCTGCAATCTTGCACTCTATATCAGCCAGCAAATCAGGAATTTCACCACATTCAGAACACGAAGTTAATCTAGGTTGTAACATATTTATTGATTTTGAGGAGTGGGTGGTTGAACTGTGATTGATTCTTTTTTCTTCTGTGCACAGAAAGCACACAATCCATTTTTAAGATTGCATCCACATCCTACACTTGCTCCACAGCTTGAACACTTTGCCATATTAGTAATACGTTGTTACTGTTGCGTAATTGTTTCCTGAACATCCACAGTTGTTTCTTATGAAGTTGTTCAGCATTTTATCAGCTTGAAGATACAATTTATTTGCTTCAACTGCTGCACAATTATTTGCAGCTGCTATAGCTCCATTGATGAAGAATGATATAGTTGTAAGCTCCACCTTAGATTGTGTCTTAATTGCTCTGTCACACTCCATCATGTCAAGCTTCATAAATGCCTCATCAAACTTCTCTTGAAGTCTTTCAGTACGCATGATAGTTTTCTCAACAAAGTTTACGTTTGCTGGTGCCACTGAATACTTTAGATAATAGATTCCATCAGGAAGAGGATCATTACCAAGTGGATTGATTCCCAAGTTTGAAGTGGTAAAGACATTCAAATCATTCACTACAAATGGAAGGTTCACTATTCCAAAGTTTGGAACATTTATCTCAATAGATGGAGATGTAACATTTGGTGGGGTAGTTGGATAGATAGACGCATCAGCAACAGCCAATGTTAGCGTGTTGTATGTTGGAACTACGAGAATATCTAGTTTCAGAGTTGGCATGGGAGTTATAAAGAAAATGCCAGAGGATTTTGAGAACTAATCCTCTCACCCTCTGGCATAGGTTATAGAAATTTTAACTTACCTCTATCCCCTGATTATGGAATCAGAGTGGTTGTGCTAGTAGTTGTACTAGTTGAGCTAGAGCTAGTAGTGGTGGTAGTAGTGATACAAGCATTGTTATCAAGTACAGTACCAAGAGCAGCCTCAAGAACAGCCTCAACAGCAGCAGCAATACCAGCGTTACCTGGAGTGGCAGCGTTAGGAACAGCAATAATAACCAAGCTATCCTCATAAATGTAGTCACCCCACTGATAAGCAGAACGATCAAACTGATTGAACTTAATGTAGTAGGAGTCATAAATAACACCAGTGCTTACATAACTTTCAAAGTTCTCGTTGTAACCATTCATTCTGTACAAGTGCTTCAAGTAACCTGCTTGATAGCTGTAGAAGTTTTTCTCAAGTTGAGCAATTTCTTCAGCAGTACCAGTTGGATAAGAAGCTCTCTGTACAACAACAGGGTTAGCAACGATATCGCAGTTATCCGCTACAATGAAGTCAGCAGTAGTAGCTGGACCTTGGTATACGAATGTTCTGAAGTACATTCTGTCATACTCCCAAGGGAATGCAGCAATATCGCAAGGCTGGCCATATTTGGTAAGAGGCTTACCAGAGATACGAAGAACAGCACTAGAGTTGTTACCAATTCTCTGGAATGTATAGAAATCAGAGAAAGTGATATTGTCAGGGTTGTTACCAGGAGCTGCAAGGTTTAGTTGGAAGATGAACTGATCGATCAACGCAGGAACGTTAACATCAGCGCAAGGATCAGCACCACAATCGCAGCAAGGAGCTTGTACAGTTACTGAACGAGTGAAACCGTTAAAGTACAAGGTGTCAAGGTAGCTAGAATGAGCTCTTAGAGTAAGAGTCACAACTTCTCCACACTGTACATTCCAGTTACCTACATCAGTAATTTGGACAGCAGGAGTACCGCAACCTGATACTTTGTACCATTCAGTTACGTTAGAAGAGCAACCAGAACCAGATGGGCAACCCTTGATTTTATCAGAACGCTTAGAGCCTTGTAGGTAGGTGTTTTGTCTACCTTGAGCTACATAGAAGTATGGAGCAGCAGCAATGTTACCAGCTGTAGCCACACTGTAGTCGTTTCTGAAGAAACCAACTTGACCAGCAGTTAGATTTTGAGTAGAACCAGAGCTAGGGAGCGATGTTTGCCCTACTGGAACTACAAAAAGGGTGGTTAATGAGAAATCAGCCATTTTTTTGTGTTTTTTAAGTTTGTTTATTCATTTGTTTGTATTCTGAACTGCGCACTTTGTACAGCAGATGCATTCTCTGTATACATTGCAAGGTTTTGGACAGTTAAATCAACTAACTCATCTTCTAGGTATTCTTCAAGTTCGCAATTAACATCTGTAGATGGTTGACCATCGAACCTGACATAACCTGCCTTATCAATGTAGATTGGATATCTCATATAAGAGATGTATATGTCACTAGGAGTGAACGTCCCATCTGTGAATATACTAATTTCATCTGAGGAGAGGAAATTAAATGTCTCTTGATATTCGAAAGATGGCTTATAGTGAACGTTGTTCAATAAGAACTGCAAATCACCATGTTTTGCCAAATCTTTGTTTATCCATATTTGTCGATCCTTGCACACTCCCTTGTCAGCTAAAACATAACTGTCAATGTAGAACATGTACTTTGGATTTAGTTTATCAATATCTGCTGCCCACTGATTTAGTGTTTGATTTTTCAAGTAGAGGTTTAACTTACCATTATTATAACTAATGACAAGTCTTTGTAGGTCTTCATAACGCTTCTTAAAAGAGTCAAGACCCATTCCACTAATAACACTAAATCCATCAACCTTTTGTTTGATGAGCTTTATTTGAGCTTCGTTAAGCGCAAGTATTTTATCTTCGAGTTGAATCTGCTGATGCTCATTGGTCGATAGTTTATTTAGTTTTTGATCAATCTTATATAATAAACTATCTACAGGTATCATACAGAAGCGAGTTTCTTAGATTTCAACTTTTGTTCTAGGGTGATTAGTTCATCTTGATTATCATCGTTAGCCAAGAACTTCACCAATTCATCTTCATCTTTTGCCACTTCATATTCACCTTCAAAGACACGTCCACTGGACTTAACTCTGTACACTGAATGTGCGATGGCTTGTTTAACCAAATCTTTAATATGGAGTAGGTTTTCTTTCATGTCTGCAAATCTGTTAAACACTTCGATTGTTGACAATCCTTGGTATTTACCAGACTTGAATTCAGTCTGTTTAAGAATGTTATCCACTTGGTTGTATACAAATTCTTCTTTAGAATCTTCTGTAACTGGAAGTCCTAGAAGTCTTGCCACTTTTCTCTTCTTTTCAGGAGTCATTGAATCAAACTTAGCAATCGCCTTGTTGATCAACTGTTTCTTCTTAAACACTACAGCATTTTCGATATCATCATCTACAACGTAGAATTGTGTATCTGCTGGATAGTCACCTCTTTCCCATGCTTGATAAGAACTAGCAATAGTTGGATGAACTCTCAACCAAGAGAAAGCAAGTTCTTGAAATGGAATAGATAGGTCAAAATAATTATCACCATCTAGAAGCTTAACTGGTTGAACATGTCCTGTGTCATCTGTAGACTTAGACATACTATAATTCCAGAAAGAAGCTCTTGGTCCAAGATCCATTCCTCCTAGAGCATTTTCAAGTTTCTCTCTCAATGTCTTCACACGTTCAATCTCAATTTCACGTTCTGTGGAATCTGAAATTCTTTTGATGTAAGCAGCGTCAGCATCTAAGCCTGTTCTATATCTTCCATCAAGCTCCTTGTAAGGATATTTAAAAACTCCAGTTCCTGGAATTCTTGTTAATCCTTTCTGTGACAATCCTCCTTGCATGGTTTGCATACCAGCACTGTTGTACTCCTTTTTAATCGTGGAGATTTTTCCAAGTTTATTACCCATATGTAGTTGATTTGTATTGGTTTGTTTTTGCAGAGTGTGCCAATCAAATGGCTAGGCTCACTGACCCACACTCTGTTTTGAAACGTTTTCACGTCAATCCTAGGGGACTACCCAAGGAAGGGTGTATAAAGCTCCCCCCATGAAACATGAGGGGAGATTTTATATTAGAACTGTGGAATTTCTTCGATTAGAACAGTTCTTGACAAGTCTTCGATGAATACATCGCATCTGTCTTGCATCCAGATCTCATAGCCTGGGAATTTGTTGGCAGAAGACATACCCTGAGACTTAGCAAAGCCTAAGTGGTGTCTACGTCCATCGATATATCCCCAAGTCATAGAAGGAGCACCTTTCATTCTCACCTCACGAATGTTGTTGACCATAGAGCCATCAGACATTGGAGACACATCAAATACCATGAACACTGGCGTACTCTTCTTGTTCTGTCCAAATTCCAAGTTGGATTGAGGAAGATCAAGTTCTTTCAAGTGGATAAGTTCCACACGACCAGTTTCACGAGTAACCATTGCATCGAATGCAAAGTTGTAAGTGATGTGCTGTCCTTCTCCTTGCAGATATCTGTTTCCAGAATCTGCCACGAAGCTAAGGCCAGAGTTCAATGCATCAGCTTTCAAAGCCTGCTGGAACACGTCAAAGCCAGCTTCGTTAGTGTACATTTTCACTCTTCTGTCCTTAACATCCACACGTCTGTAGAACAAGTCTCCAAACACAGAACGAATAAGGTTTGCAGAGAATTCTCCACGATTGTATTGTACCAAGTTACCATTGTTACGCATTCTGTGGTAAACACCAGCAGATACACGCTTCAATTCTTGCTTAGATCCATTAGTTTTTACAGTGCCAGGCTTAGACCAAATCATACGCTTCACCTTAAGTTCAAGCATTGACTTTCTAAGTAGGAATTCTACAAATGGCTCCCACTTAACATCGTTACGAGTTAGAGGAAGTTGGTTTCTGCGCTGAGGAGCGTACACCAAGATGTCAAGAGCTTTGCCAGAAGCATCTCTCAGAGTCTTGTCATCAGCCCATGCAGTGATTTGGTGTTCGAAACCATATCCAGAACCAAGAGATTCGAACATAGTGATTTTCTCACCAAGTCTTGGCAAACCAAGAAGGTCTTGATCAAATTCACCAATTGCAGCATCAATCAATTCAAGTTCGATACCAATTTGCAAGAATGTAGGGCTTACGAAGTCCACGATTGGGTTATCAGAAACCAATGTGAAGCTGTAAAGGAATCCTGCATTCCAAGGAACTGGGTCCTTAATCACATACCATCTTGGACCATACTGACGAGAACCTACAGAAACGATAGCGTTCTTAGAGAATTCGTTAGTGTCCAATACCACCTGAAACTCCTGACCATCGATACCTGGCTTACTCAACTCAGCAGTGGAGCTAGGGACGTCAATGATTTTAGGAAATTTGTAAGGAACCTGTACTTCCCACTTCCAAGAATCGCTGTTGTTGTCGATGTAGTAAGGAGTGGACTTGTTGATCATATCAAGGAAGTCGTTGCTGTACAATGAGCTCTGAGTGTACAAGGAGATGATCTTCTTGTCATAGTCAGCTGGCTCAGTGGAGTGAAACGACTCCAAGTGATTTGAATCAGTTAGCTTTCCTACAGCACGTTTGTCCATTGACGCAACACGAGCATAGGTAAAGCCTGTTAAACCTGGGATTGTTTGAATTGCCATTGTTTTAGACTTTGTTTATTAATTTATAAGAACCATGAGTTCGCTTTTCCAGGATTGCCACCAGAAGCAGGTTTTTTACTTGTCTGCCTTGCAACTTCCTCAAATAACTGGGTTGACTTTTTAGTCACCCCTGTTCTTTGTATGGTAGATAATGTAGGATCTTTTTCTAAAATCTTAAGAAGAAGTCCCACCTTAACTTTCATAGCGTGGTTCTCAGGTCTCTTAAGTTCCAGGATAGTCTTGTCAAAATCTGTCAGGGTTTCACCTGAAGGAGTTTTGTACTTGTCTACCAAAAGGAAGTCTTGTAGTTCTGATGCCAATTTGGGGTTTAATGGAATTCCATCAAACTCCTTTGTTTTCAATTTGTCTTGGAGGACAGACTGAACGTTTTGTATATATTGATTTCGAATCATTGCTTTTTGCTGAAGTTGTTGCTCAGCTTGTTGCTCCATTTGTTGCAACTTCACTGCCTCCTTCTTGACAAGCACTTTGTGATGCTTGCTAGCAACTGTTTCTAAATCACCATAGTTTCTAAGCCTTTCAACTTCTGTTGTGATGTCTTCATCGTCAAATCCTTGATCTGACAATGCTTGTTTTATAACTCTCACTTGGTTGTCTTCATTGGAAAGATCCAACTCAGCAAAGCTTATCACATTGTTGTATACACCAAAATAATCTTTAGGGTTTACACCCTTTACAAATATGGCATCAAACGCTTTTTGGTAATCTTCTCCAAACTGCCCAATGAAGTTGTCAACAATTTCTATTGCACCTTTTTTCTTTTCTGCATTAAACTTCTCCAGAAATTGTTCTGGTGTTTCAATAACTGTATCCTCCTCATCATCGTCCTTTGTGAAAACACCAAGTTTGAAAAGGTCTTTGGAGAGAGAAACAAATGGGGACTCTCGTACATCTTCATCATCAGCTTCTTCAGCTTGCGCTTCTGGTTTAGCTGGTGCTACAACGTCTTCATTTTCCTCATCTTCTTCATCGTCTCCAAGAAAGTTTTTCAAAACATCTTGAGGAGTGGTCTCTTCACCATCTAGTTTTTGTACAACTTCTTTACCTTTTGAAACTTCTGGTTTTTTAGGGGCTTGGGGTTCTTCAGCTGTCTTTACAATTGCCTCTAGTTTGTCAGGATCTTCTGTAGAAGTTTCTGGAGAGAACAAATCATTCAATAGCTCTGTACTACCAATTCCCATTCCCAACGTTTCTTCGATACCAAAGTTACCAAGTGATGGAGTGTCTAGGTTGTCTGCCATATATGTAGTTAATTATCTGATTGGTTTGTATGATATAAATGTACTTTCGTTTATAAAATAATCAAATAAGAAATAATCAAAATTGTTGTTTTTTTGACACGTATAGCATTAAGTATACTTTTTCTACTATTTTTTATTTCTTATTGTTTTTTGATGCTCTATTAGAAGCATTTATTTTAGCCACTTCTACATCATTCTTCATATTCTCTCTAGCAACATTAAGCTTTTCTTTTTCAAGTTGCATCTTCTGCATCGCTTGTAGATTTTTAGATTGAATATCCTGCATCTTTAATTGATAGTCTTGCGCTGCTTTAGACTGTTGCATAGATAGATTTGATATCTCTAATATATCAGGAGTGCCTGATTCATCAACATCTTGTATTGCAGCTTCACCTCTTGCAGAAGCATTAATAAGAGCAATTTCTTTCTTATTAATTCTATCAAGTTCTTGTTGATAGTTTTGATTAGCAAGCTCTTCTTGTTTCTGTTGCTGTTGAGCCTGTATTTGAGCAGCTGCAATTTGTTGTTGCTGCTGAAGCTGCTGTTGTTGAATCTCTAGTTGTTGATCTTGTAGTTGTTGTTGTCTATCTTTTAGAGTTTTGAATGTCTTCTTCATTTCTCTCATAGACTTAGTAGAATACAACTCAATTACATCATATAGTGTGCCACCATTCTGAATGACAGCCTGAGACAACTGACGCAACTCGTTGAACATTTGTGTATCTTCTGGTCTGTTTGTTACAAACACTTTCAAATCACGTAGTTTCAAATCATTACCATTCACTTGTATAAATGCAGATTCTCCTTCTGCTGTAATATATGACAATGTAGACATAGGCTTAGCACTTTCTACATATTGAGCAGCATCTACAATAGCTTGATATAGTTGACCAAGAACATACTCATGTGCAACAAATAGAGGCTCTGTCTGAGCGTATGACTGACTGACAGCTGTATTCACACCTGTAGCAGATTCACTGGCCTGTATGCTTCCTAAACGCTGTCTAGACATTCCTATTAGCTCCCAACATTCGTTCTTTAGCTGTAGAGCAAGATTATATCTAGATTGAATTTCACCAGTTCTTGTAAGATCTATATTTCTTGCAATTGTGGTGTTAGATACAGCAGCTTTTGTATTCTCTGGGCTGTCATCATCAAATATAATACCACGCTCTCTTGCTTCCATTTCCCAGATGTCTAATGCATCTTGATCATCACCATCTTTTAATCTAGGAACACGTCTAATATTTACAGAAGCTACGTTACCAATTTCTTTTTCTAGTAGTTTATACAGCTGATTCATACAAATGTTATACAACACTTGGAAT